GGGTCAACCTTGAAAGCACACTTATCCCATTTCTCCATGGGCATCCAGCGCACTGACTGTTTGACCCATTGGTTAAGCCTAAGCTGCCGGAAGCTGTTTTCCTCAGCGGGGTTTTGTTTCGCGCTTTCACAGGCAGCTTTAATCTTGTCGATACTTACGGTTATACCCAGCGACGGATTAACTTTTTCCCACACTTTAGGGTCAGTCCAGTCGTCATCTTCCTCCGCTCCATAGATTACAGGATAAAACGTAGCATCATGCTTGCGACCGGCCAGCAGGTCTTTGGCTTTTTGATGCACCTCATAGCAAATACTGTTGACGTTATCGCCCGCTGTCGTGATGAGGAAGTAGAGCGGCTGCATCCTTGCATCTCCGGAGCCTTTGGTCATGACGTCAAACAATTTCCGATTAGGCTGGGTATGCAGCTCGTCAAACACCACGCCGTGGATGTTGAAACCATGCTTCGAATAGGCTTCAGCCGACAGCACCTGATAAAAGCTATTGGTCGGCAGGTAAATTAGCCGCTTGGTGGAAGCCAGGATCTTAACACGTTTGTTCAGTGCGGGACACATCCGCACCATATCGGCGGCGACCTCGAACACAATGGATGCCTGCTGGCGGTCGGCGGCACAGCCATAAACCTCAGCACGTTCCTCGTTGTCCCCGCAGGTGAGAAGCAAGGCAATGGCGGCCGCTAATTCTGACTTACCCATTTTCTTTGGAATCTCCACATAAGCCGTATTGAATTGCCTATAGCCATTGGGTTTCAGTATCCCAAAAATATCGCGTATAATCTGTTCCTGCCAGTCGATAAGTTCAAAGGGCTTGCCAGCCCAGGAGCCTTTGGTGTGGCACAGGGCTTGGATGAACGCCACAGCATAGTCGGCGGCGTCTTTACTGTATTTTGAATCCGGTGCCATAAACTGTGTTGGTTTATATTTCTTGAGTCTACGTATGATTGGCCGCCTCCTTTCTTAAAGCGAACAAAAGAAAAGAGCCTCATAAGAAGCTCTGTTAACCGCATATTTATTGGCCTTCAGTTATTTGCTCTCATCTTCCTCGCCCGTCAGGATAAAGCGCGCGTACTCGGTCTTGTGGTCATTAAGGTAATTAACCAGTTCGTGAAAGCCTCGGGAGTATGCTTCCTGAGTAACACGGGGAATGTCAAACATATTCGTGACGCCGCTTTCCCTGATGGCCAAAATCTGCATCCGTATGGTCTCATTCATTTTGCTTTCTCCATTTCTGCTGACTTAGAGGCTGCCCGGCGCAGAGTATCATCGAGTTTTCTTATCTCATCCTCGCCAAATACTACCCCCAGCCCGCTACCGGAGTCCCAGTTGACAAATACGGTGCCGGTATCGTCTATAAATGATACTGTGCCTTGGTCGCCAGGTTTCAGCCTGGTGTACGGGTCCTCCATACGGACCAATTCGACCCGCGTACCCGGGGAAAAATATGACCTTAGCGCCTTTAGCATTTCCGGATGAACCTGCTTCATGCTTCCGGCACCTCCTCTGGGACACGCTGGCCGTTTTTGAAAGCGGCGCTACCGGTTAGCCTGGAGAGCAGGATTTTTCGTTCCTCTTTGTATTCCGGCCCGATAAATCCTAATCGCAGCAAGAAGCAGCGGAAAGCGTATTTTTCGTTATCATAAGCCTTTTCGGTGGCGGTTACCCGTTTCTGGTTCTTGGCCATGGCGCAGAGCGCCCCGATGAAGCGGGCATAGGCGTTGACTTCTTCCGCTGCAAGGCTTCTGGAGAACCAAGGGAAACACAGCCTGTCCTCGGTCAGTTCAATTGGCAGCCTGTCTGTGTCCAGGGCTTTTTTAATAAGGGTTTCTTTGCTCTTAACCAGCCGCTCCAGATTGGCAATGGCGGCTTCGGTAAAACCTTCCCTGGGCATCTCAATAACCAGTTCGTTTGGCGCTTCAAATTGAAATCCGCGCTTATCAAGATCGTTTAATAGTTGCTCAAGATCTTCTTCACTGCTGTTTTCACTGGCGTTGAGGGTGCCTTCTTTGTTGACGGTAAATCCGCCTATGACATAAGCAAAGGTCGGTGCACCTTTGTATTCCGGCGCAGTATTCAGGATTTCACTGATCGCCTTAACCAGTTCTTTGCGCCTAGCGCCGGTAATGTTAAACTTAAATTCCATAGGATCGACCACCTTTCTGTTTTGGTAGTCATATACATCACTCTTAAGCTGTGGAATAGCAAGCCTTTATACCAGTTTTGGTACACTGTTAAAGGGTATTTTCTGACCATCGCGCATAAGAAAAACATCAATGTCGGAACCCTTAAACTCAATGTACCTATTCACAATAACATCGCAGAACTTCTCGTCCAGCTCCACAGTGTAGCAAATCCGGCCGGTCTGATCACAGGCGATCAGGGTGCTGCCCGAACCACCGAACGGATCAAGAACAATACACCCTGTCATGCTGGAGTTGAGTATCGGGTAAGCTACCAGCGGCACGGGTTTCATGGTCGGGTGGTCAGTATTCTTCCTGGGTTTGTCAAACTCCCAGATGGTAGACTGCTTACGGTCGGAGTACCAGGCGTGTTTGCCCGCTTTCTTCCAGCCAAACAGGATCGGCTCGTGCTGCCACTGGTATGGCGAGCGCCCCAGTACCAGCGACTGCTTTTTCCAGATACACGTTCCCGAGAGATAGAATCCTGCTTCTAAAAAGGCTTTGCGGAAATTCAGTCCTTCGGTATCGGCGTGGAACACATAGATACTTGCGTCCTTGGCCATCGCCTTTTCGGTCAGGGTGAAAGCTTCCAGCAGAAACTGATAGAACTTTTGGTCCGCCATGTTGTCGTTTTTAATTTTGCCTGCTGTACCCTCATAGTTGACGTTATAGGGAGGGTCTGTCACCACCAGGGTGGCAAGTTTACCGTCCATAAGCAGGGAAAAGGTCTCCGCTTTGGTACTATCACCGCAGACCAAGTGGTGCTGCCCCAGCAACCAGAGGTCACCTGCCTTAGTTAGAGCGGGCTTGGCCAGTTCGCCTTCTACATCAAAGTCGTCTTCTTTAACGTCCTCGGCACCGCCCAGTAGTTTGTTCAGTTCCGCGTCATCAAAGCCGAGAAGAGATACGTCAAAATCGGCCGCCTGCAAATCGGCAAGCTCTACCGAGAGCATCTCCGCGTCCCAGCCAGCGTTCAGGGCAAGGCGGTTGTCGGCTATAATATAGGCCCGCTTCTGGGCTTCAGTCAGGTGTTCTGCGAACACACAAGGTACTTCAGTAATACCTTCCTCCTTGGCAGCGAGGATGCGCCCGTGTCCCGCGATAACATTGAGGTCTTTATCTACGATGACCGGGTTGACGAAGCCGAACTCCCTTAGTGATGCTCGAAGCTGAAGTATTTGCTCCTTGCTATGGGTGCGGGCATTACGAACATAAGGTACTAACCGGTCAATATTAACTTTTTCAAAACGCTCGGTTGTGTTCATCTATTCCTACCGTCCTTTCCTGCCTGACAGCAGGGCTTCCATAATATCATCCTGCGGGTTGCCGACGAAGGCTGTAGTGCAATTCTGTTTTACAATGTCAAAAATCTCGTACCAGATGAGGTTGGCCTGCTTCTGAAAGGATTGGCTCATCTGTACGAAGGGGCTGGCTATAGCGCCGCCCGTGGTCGGATGTTTGCCCAAAAGCCCGTAGGTGCTGATAGCTTCCTCACACTGGATGTAACGAGTGAAAGCCTGGGCATAGGCTTCAATCAATCTTGGGTTAACGAATTTTTCGCACCCGCGCTCTTTAAGCCATTTCCAGGTTTCTTTGAACAGATCGTCAGCGCCCAGCGGCTTACCATCTCTCTGTCTCGCGCTGAGGTAATCGCTGGGCGTTGGCATATCTTCTCCGTATAAATCGGCTGCATCATCAAGGTCGTCCGCTTCAAGCATCGACTCGGGATGCAGTTCCGGGGCTGCTAAAACTTTTGCGGCCTTTCCGGCCGAGATTTTGTCAGCCAGGGGCAGCGGCTTGTCACCGGCGCGGACCCTGCGGCCGCCCCTATTGGTTCCGTCTTTTGCCACAAGCCTTCACCTCCTTGCTGTGGCAGGGTTTAATCCCCCGTTTGAACCGTGATTTTTACGCGCGAAGGGGGCCGCCCGTTCTCCGGGGCAGGGCTGTAGAGATTTTGACCCCCCTAGCCTTGAGTTTTCTTTGTTTCTTTGATAGTATTTAATCAAAGATTCTTTGTATGCTTTCTGTTGGATTAACATATAATACCAAAGGAGGAGTACAAGTGCCGCGAGTAAAAATTAAAGGAGAAAATCCTATGATAAAAAAACGTATCTCGGTATCTCAGAAACGCCAGATAACCATACCGATTGAGTTCTATAACAGCCTCGGCATTGACAAGGAAGTAGAATGCTATGTCCAAAACAATGCCATCGTCATCCGTCCCGTTCGGGAAAGCAGCGGAGAATTTGACGAACAGATCCTGGCCGATTTAATAGCTCAAGGGCTGTCAGGACAAGAACTGCTTGATAAGTTTAAGGAAACCCGCCGCCAAATCCGTCCCGCTGTGGAACGCTTGCTTGATGAAGCCCGTCTTGCTGCTCAGGGCCAAGCATCGAGCAAAACTTATGAAGATGTTTTTGGCCCGGAGGCAGACTGATGACCAAATTAGTCATTCTGCCTCCCGCCGCCCGCTATTTCAAAAAGCTAAAAGAGAAACCGCTGAAAGACAAATTTCAAGCCGTCATTGACCAGCTTCTGCTAGATCCCTATTTTGGTGAACCTAAAACCGGTGATCTTAGCGGCGTATATTGCTGTGATGTCTTCCACAATAAAACCAACTACGAGTTGGCCTATACCATTATTGAAGAAGATGATGAAACCGTAGTCGTGGTACTTGCGGGTACCCGCGAAAACTTCTATGAAGAACTGAAGCGGCACATGAAGTAATGATGCCAATTCTTAACCATCGCTTTGTGATATATCTCTTTACCCCCAGCGGCCGCCTTCCTTAGCTGTTATGGTTGAGTGGCAGCTAGTGCATAACGCCATGAGATTATCCGCTGCATGGGTTCCACCCCTTGACAGCGGTATAATATGGTGCACCTCCTCCGCCGGCGTGAGCCTGCCTTCCTTTTGGCACCTCTCACAGAGCGGGTGCTCACCTAGAAACCTGTCGCGGATGCGCTTCCATCTCCTGCCGTAGTGTTTGCGAGTGGCCGGATCGCGCTCGTATTTGTTGTAATGGTCATCTATTGTTTTTTGATGTTCCTCGCAGAAGCGTCCCTCCGTCAGCTTCGGGCAGCCGGGATAGCTGCAGGGCCGTTTCGGTTTATATGGCAATATGCTCATCTCCGTTCAGGCATGAAAAAAGCCCTCGCCAGTTCATCCCGCGAAGGCTTGTTTATACTCTTTTACGATACTATTTTACCACCATCGCAACTCTCTTTTTATCAACTTTACTCTCCTCTTTGCAAGACTCGATGCATTTTAGTGCTTTCTCATGCATCCTGAAGGCATATTGCAGGCTGTAACCCATATCAACCGCAATCTGCTCCCACGTCTTGAAGCAGAGATAGCGAAGTTCCAAAAGTGTCTGGTATTCCGGATTCTCAATCCTTTTAATTATCATCACAATGTCACGTTTCAAATCCACCAGGGTATCGATGTCATGATTGATCTCGTTCTCCAGGTCAATCATCTTGCAGATGATGGTTTCCATGGAGCCGGTGTTTCTATTGGGTTTGTGGGGCATATCGGACAGGGTTGCCGTTGCCTTGGACGCCAGTTCCCTGAGGGAGGCGACCTGCTCCAGCTTGCTGTTAATGCGCTGGTCGATGCGGTAAGCCTGGGTCAGGTACTCCTTAACAGTCATTGCCGTCACCGCCTTGAAGCCAGGGCATCTTGCCGCGGTAATAAGTATCAGCGATATGCTTCTGGTAATCTTTGTCCAGGCTGGCCAGCCTGGCGTTGGCTTTTCTTAGGGATTCCGCCGCTTCCTTTGGGGTTTTAAAGAAGGAACAGTCAGATCCGGGACATTCATAAACAGTAAGTATCCGGCAGCGGTTATGGCCGCCTAAAGCAAAACATTTATTCTCCATAAAGGCTACACCTCCAAGTTGGCGAGAAT